GAGAACTTTTAGAACCTCACCGTGGAGAGCTGTTATCTGAGTACGTTAAAAAAGTAGACAAGAAAAGATCTGATGTTTTGCGAGATATTATTTACAAGTTCCTTCGTAATGAATACGGCCCTGAAATATATTCAGAAGCTGTTGCCAAAGATCAATCAGAGTGGGAGCAAGTAATACAAAATAGAACAGATGGAAGAGCTTTATCTAAAATGATACGAACCACACAAGCAAACAAAAAGGATGAAGAGCCTACTTGATTTTATTGGTTCGCCTTTTGTTTACAGGAGTCCTAAACCTTATGAAGGATTTGCAAGATTTCTTGAAATGCTTCCTTCTAGAGAACTAAAATCATTAGCTGAAACGAAAGCTCATTACAGCAAAAGAAAACTCGTACAACTCTATTTATTAAAAAGCAACTATGACCGTCAGTTCAACAGCACCAAAATACAAACTAAGTGATCAAGTAAATAAAAAAAGAAATACAGGAGTTTTTTTAGCAACAGGAACTGCTGTTGGAACGATCATAAAAGTCATTGAAAAACACAATGCAAGAGGTCGTATTTGTTATTACTACGGTGTGAAATGGCTTGACGGTAGAACGTCAGAACACGCTCAACACATTCTCGTTCCAGCTCCGTAATAATGAATCAAACTTATTGTCCTTGCCCTAAGTGCTCTCAACTTAGGACTAGAGTTGTATGCACTAAACGTGCCAAAGATGCAATTACTATTAGACGTAGAAAATGTCCTGCTTGTGAGCATCGCTGGTACTCAATTCAATACCCAGAAGTTCCTGTTTCAGATCAAGAAATTAAATGGATAGGATCTGGAAGTAACGCTAGATTTAAACAGTCTGCATAGACAACAAAACCTCTTGCTCTGGGGATCTGAAGCAAGAGGTCTTGTGTTCTCTAGGTGGAGCATCATCACAACTCCAATTTCATCATAACCGTAATATTTTTTCAAGCAAAGTCTTACTGGGTCGTTCAATATTCATCTTTAGTGATGCAATCTTAGCGTGTAGTTTTCCTATCTTTGTTAAACATCCTGCAATAAAATAACTTTGCTCATGGTTTTGTCTGGATAACATTTCTGCATACTTTTTTAGTTCTTCAATATCATCTGATTCTCTAATTGCTCTGATTTCTTTTTCCATGTGCAATTCTTCTTCTAGCGTAGGTCTTTGAACTAAATCAAAAACAAAATTTACATCAAACGTGTTTGGTTCGTTTGTCATTGTTTTTATTTATATGTAGCAATAATTCTTGCCACTTTCCATGCCTAGCTTGTTGCCTTCTTAGTTCTTTGCAATGAGGGCAATCACACAATTCCGTCAAAGCTGTCAAGATCTTCTCCTTTAGCTGCTAATCCAGTATAGATCCCATGTTGAGGATGATCTGGCCTGTGTCTTCCATCAAGAATGTACCAGCGTTCCATATTTAATACTCTTTGACGATCTTCTTCTAACCAATCTGTCTTATACATACTCATTGAAGTTTTAGCGTTCGATTAGGCCACAGTCTAGCCTCTATGAAGTCAACGTCTTCTGAAGTAAGACTGTTGTTACTTTGTTCTGTTGCTGATTCAAGTACCCAGAGAGTAAAGCGTTTTCCTCGCTCGCTGTTGAAGAATAATTTTTTCATTGGTAATTTTCATAAAACTGGTTAAAATATTTTTGTACTTCACCCCCAACTGCAAGCATTAACTTTTTGGTTATTGGATAGCTATTAAACCCTTAGAGTTGTAGAGGATTCTAAGGGTTTTTTAGTCTTTATTGTCCTCTCCAATTTCTTGGTCTAACTGAATCAAGCCTTACTAATTCTTTGTCTATGGCATTAAGGCGATGAAAGATCTCACGGATGTCGCCTTGCCTTTTATTAGACCTGTTGCCTAAAACCATCAGCAACGCTGACACCATAGCACCAATTAAAGCAGCAGCAATTTCAGACATTTACGTTAGGCCATGTTCCTTGCTGGATCTTAATCCATTGCTTTTGTGCCTCTATAAGATCAGGCTTTGATGTATCTGGATCGTTAAGGACACTCCATATTTCAATTCTGTTATTAATCGATTCAACGGTTATGCCATGAGACTCGGCTATTACTTCCTTTTGTGCCTGAGAAAGGAATTTCATTACTTTTTAACCATTTATGACTAATGTAGTTATGTTTTCTAGTTTTTCCGCATGGCCGAAACAAAAGCAGACGATCCAAAAAAGAAAAATCCTCTGCAAAAACTAAAGGAGGGCTTGGATGATAAAGAAGAACAACTGCAAGTCTTGTCTACATTTGTGCGTTTGGGAGTTGTGGTCTGGAGTGGATTTATATTGACTTTAAATTACGTTACGATCCCAGGTCTAGGTGAACAAGAACGCATAGATCCAACCTTCATCGCTTCGGTCTTTACGGGAGCCCTGGCGAGTTTTGGACTTGAGACAGCAAAAAAGAGAGGTGATGGAACGTATAAAGCTGATGAAGAAAAGAAGAAGGCAGAAGCAGCAGGGGGATTTGCTAATGGTGTTCCTTATACCATCATCAAAGTCGAGACTCCTATAAAGTTAGTACCAGATAAACCACGCATTGATCCTATTTCTGGTAAGGAAGTAGATCCACAAACAGGCAAGCTTACATGAAACACTTCCTTTTCCTATTGCTATTAGCAGCTCCAGCTAACGCAGACATATCTATCAAACACACAGCTTCAACAAGTTTAAAAGTTGATGGAGCAGCAGTGCAGGCCATTAGAGTTCCATCTACTTACGCTGTCTCTGGTAACAACATGAAAGTTACTACTGGAGAACACTTTGGAAAGTTAACAGCAGGCTCCTCTTCAGCAGCAGCGACACTTGATGTTGGTGTGTACGAGATGGCAACTTCGGGCAGCAGCTTTAGTTTTTCCGAAAGTTGGCTCCAAGGTGACGCTATCCCTGCAATAGGCAGTGGTGTGGATGTCTCCGCAGGGGTGGTAGCTGACATGCCAGCTTTTGGTAATACAGTTGTCACCTCTGGAGGTGTAGCAGGGAACCTTGCTGGAACAGTAACCTCTGCTGGAATTGCCACGACAGTCGCTGGAGGCGCAGGCACAACTGGAACGGCTCAAATTTCATCAGAAATTACCGTTAAATAATATTTAATGAGTAAAATATATAAGTTATTACTGCTTATATCCTTTGCAGGCACTAGCGTTTCTGCTGTTCCCGTCGTCCCCACATTTTCTACGGGAACTCTCAATTCCCGTCAGGAAACTAAAACTGTAGTAGCCGAAACCATTACATCAGTAGATTATCGATCAGGGTATGAATATGTGGTTTCTGGTCATAATATCGAACCACTAAATACAAACACTATTTCACCTAAAGCTGTATTAAATACACCTCAAACCGTTGATAACATCACCTTTACATGGACATCCGTAGATGTAACACCAGCAAACAAACCCGACTGGGGGATAAAAACTGCTGGCAACGCTTTCTCATTCACAGAAACCCTATCAAATCCTGGCCTTTCAAATGTAACAACAATCAACCGAACCACAACAACAGAATCTATTGTGGAATCGGTATCTGTCTTTACTCAATAACATTTAGTCAGCCAGTATTTGCAAACGCTACGACTATAGCAAGCCCTTCAGCGACATCACAGGGGTCAGTAATTAACCAAGGTATTCAGGTGCAAAGTGGTAGCTTTATGTTTCAAGAAGTAGGTGACGGAATCCGTTGCAGTGGAACGACTCTTACGATTAATCCCTTCATTTCTAAAGTCAATACTTGGAAAGATCCTTTTGAACCAACGTACCTTGAAAATGTATATGACGATAGTACAGACGCAGACGGAAACTTAACTAATCCTGGTGGAATTTTATATACAAAACCAATTAGAACTGGACAAGCTCGTAATAATCTTTCATTTAACTATGGCATAACGGCAACCGTGGCAGTACCACTAGATAGACGCATGACCAATAACTGCGTGGCTGCTATGAATACCCGTATTAAATATTTAGAACAAGCATATAAAGCCAAGAAGCTAGATTACTCTCTTGGACGTTTGAAGGTATGTGCAGAGCAATTAAAACTCGGCGTTGTCTATGCAAAAGACAGTCCTAGCTACGTTGTTTGTGAAGATGTCCGTTTAGTAAATCCTCCTAATACATTGCCAGATCACACTCATAGTATTGAGGTTACTTCCGAGACAACCTCTGCTCCTTTCTCCTTTCAGCGAGGGACTTTACAGGAGGAGTCTTCTTCCGAATAGCCAGCAACTTTTTAGTAAATTTCTTGGAAAAACTTTTGATCTTCCCCTTTAGCTGTTTCTGAAAGAATCGAGCTAGTGGCTGTCCTACCAAAGTCACACCAACAACAGAGGTGATAGCTATAGCTGACGTGTTTACGAGGACGGTAGGTTCTGGACTGTAGTTTCCAGCTATATCAACCGCACTAAGACCTTCCCAAACAATTTCGCATTTATTTGTAAGTTCGTCTCTTTTATATCCTTTTACAAGTGCTAATCCTCCTTTGCCCATGCTTCCTATAGGGCTGTTTTGCATTTGATTAACAGATGGGCATGGAAGTATATCTGCAATAAACTGTCCATCAACATCTGGAATTTTAAAATCTTGTTGCCCTACATTGGTATCTCCCTGCTTGTCATCTTTGCCATTCTCTTCTTTCACTTTCTTTCTT